CATCCATATTGGTGGGTCACAGTCTTTGTTTTGTAATGACCATGCATACCATTCTATAAATGCTTTTTTTCTATTTTTTTCTAATCTGTAATCCACAAGTAATCTCTTAGCCAGTATTTACCTACAAAATTTATTGCATTCATTGCTTTTTTCGTTTTATTCAAAGATAAATTAACATATTCCAGACCACATAATTTCAAACTATCACATATTTTTTCTGATGGTCTGGCAATATTTGGAATTGTTAAAGCTTTTTCTCTAAATTCATTTTGCTCTTCAATTGATAGTTTAAGTGGTTGGTCTGATTTAAGACTACCTTGTTTATCAACACCCCAAAATACTAATCCATTCTTTATATGCCACTTTATTGATTCTGGTGTGCATGATATTTTTAATCTTTCCATACCAAGATTATTAGCTAGAATTAAATATTCTCTCCATAAGTTCCTTGCATATCCATTACCTTCCATTCCTTGTAATGTGCATATTTCATAGAGGTTTGTATATTTGGTTCTTTGGCTAAATGTTGTAAACAAGATTGATACCACATTATCGTTATCCAAAAGACCTAATGGTGGACTTTTTTCATAGTTTTTAAATCTATACCAAAGACTATGCGATGCTTTTAAAAATTTTGTATTATTTCCTTGTTTTGATTTATTGATTATTTCTTCAACCTCATTTGCTTTTAAACACTTAAGCACTGCAAATCCTCATGTTCATAATAAGTTGGAATATGACCTAGTTGCAAACTATTGGTATCGGCTTTTATATAATATGTATCACAACTTTTGCATTGGTTTATATTATCTAAACCAGCTCTTTTGAGTATGTCTTTTGTAGAAGCAATGCAAATTAAATCATTTTCTTCGCTGTAGTAAAGTGGTCTTTTGCCATTTCTAGCAAACTTCATTATTTTACCAAAGTAATTTAAATGTATGTAAGCAATAGATGCTCTTGGATATTCAAATATTGGGTTTTTGTTTTCCCTCACTGTCTTTAAAATATGTTCACTATCGTTTTTCGATGTCCACCTATAAGTTTGATCCCATTTGTCGAATTCTACTTGTGTGATTACACCATTGTGTACAATTGAATGCTCACTAAAATTTATAGGTTGATTATATTCTAAACTAGAAGTGCTGTATCTAGTGTGTGCGATTAACATTTTTGTATTTACATTTTTTATTTCAAATTTTTCAGCACTTTCTGGGATTATTTTTGTAATGAAATCTGTACCTTTGACTCCATTATCTTGTATATAAGACATGCCAGTAGCATGTTGACCTCTTATTTTTGATTGTATTACTAGGTTTTGTATCAATTCTTTTTTTATAAATTTTGTAGATACAATACCAATTATTCCACACATTCTTTTAGTATTTCCTCTTTTATCTTATCGGCTCTTAAGATTTCATCTTCCAAAGCAACTTTTTTTATTTCTTTTTTTGCTCTCTCTAATTCGTATTCTTTATTACCACAGTAAATCATTTTTTCTCTGTAATAACAGACCACTGATATTCTCTCATAATAACCTTTGTTAATATGTTCAGTATTTCCATGTACTTCATGAACGTCAAATAAAGCTAAATCACCATCATTTAGGTCTAAACCAACACCATATTTCGGAAGCACAGTTATATAACCACCATATTTTCCTCTTGAAATGACCCCAAGATTACCAAATCCTTCTTTTAAATCACCAGCATCTTTATGACATGCAGTTTGGAAATTCTTATTAACAGTTACTGTTGTAAATGCAGTGTCCTCTATTACAAAGTCTTGTTCTGTTTTTTCTGCCATTTTTCGCTGTATCTTGTATTTTAAAGGTGCATAATTTTTAAAAAAATCATTTACACATCTAATGTAAGGCAGACAACCTGTATATTCTTTAAAATAATTTTGTGTGTAAGCTGTAGTTCTGCAATAAGGTATTCTTGGATATCTATCACTAAATCCAATAAGTGACGAATTAACTGGGAATGCATGTGCTGTTTTAGATACTGTACCATCAGAGCGATAAAAGGTAATTCTATTTTTTTTAACTTCTTTTATTTTCCTATTTTCTATGTATTTAGGATTTCTTTTTACATTTTCTTCAAATGTACCAGAAGCTATACCTCTATTTGATGAAGTTTTACATGCTTTCCTAAATGGTGTCCTAACAAAATCTAAAGTTTTTTTAGGAACAACATTTTTTTTAAATACAGCTAATAAATCACCATTCTCTTTAAATACTTGTGTATCTTCAGTTATATGATGTTTAATAAAACTTGTATCTAAAAATTTACCTTGTAAATCATTAGTTTCAGCATCAGTTAAGATTGGATTTAATTTTATCGTTTTCATTTTTCACACATAAAAATATTGCATCAGATATATTAGATATTTTATGCTTTTCTTGGATAAGTTGCAAATATTCTCTTATCTTAGCATCATCATCTGGCTTGAAAAATAATTGCATCATTTTAACATCGTTTAATACATCTGAACCTTCAAAATGATTTTCATCTGCATTGTAATCTTCATCATCAAAGATTATTTCATCTTTAGTAAATAAGCTGTCTAATTCTTCTTGTGTAAAACCAATTAAATCTAGATCATAATCATTTTCTAGCAATCTGTTTAATTCGTTTGTTAATTTTTCATTATCCCAGCTTGTCTCTTCATTAACACGATTGTCTGCTATCCTATATGCTTTTGCCTTTTCATCAGATAAATCTGCAACATTAACTGGTACTTCTTTTAAATCTAATCTTTTTGCAGACTCAAATCTTGTATGTCCTACAATTATGACATTATCTTTATCAACAACTATTGGTTGTCTGAAACCATATTCCTCTATTGACTTTGTTACTAGTTTAATCGCTTTCTCTGAAATTTTTCTTGGATTTTCTTTATATGGTTTTATCTTATTTATATCTACAAATTCAACTTTCATAATAACTCCTTATAGTTTGAACCATTTAATTTGCTTTATATTAATTAAATTTTGATTAATCATTTCTCTTACTTGTTGTTGTTTATCTCCATCTCTATTTATTAAGTCTTGAAAAAAAGGTTTTGCATTAATTACATCTTCTACTTTCAATTGTATTGTTTTGTTAAGAGGAACTACATTTGATGTTTCTGCTTCATCTAAATATCTTTTTTGATTAAGCCATGTTTTTGCATGAGGTATATATTTAGCTTCGACATCTATTTGTGTTCTACTAAAATTATGTACTGATTGTAATAATTTTTCTGGTGATATTTCTTTTATTGCTTCTACATATTTTAAATATGCACCATGTTTATTATTATTTGGTCTTTTAGGATAAGCATTCCAAAAATTATCAAACAATATATTAAGCATTTCTTGATCTTTTTTTCTTGGCTGAAGTCTATATTTATATTCATTATTTACTGGTTTAGATTGATTGGTTATTGGTATTTCTTTTTGAGACCCTCCCCCCATGTCATTTTGCAACCCACTCCCTATATCATTATGATAGTCCAGATTGATTATATATAGATTACTTGTTTGTCTTCTGTTTTCATTATCTAGTGTTTGAAATCTTGGCTGTATATCTATAAAGTTTTTATTCTTTAATCTTTTTAAACTTCTTATTACTGTTGCTATACTACATTCTGCTATTTGTGATATTTTCTTGTGGCTTGGATAACAATGCCCATATTCATCACTAAAATTAGCTAGAACGATCAAAACCATTTTATCAGTGCTAGAACCAACTGTATACTTTGATACTATTCCTAGTGCTTCCCAACTCATTATACCTCCCTAATTAGTATTGGTGGATTATATGTTGCTAATATTTTTTTTCTTAATATATAATCCCTTGTTTTAGTTATCTTGCTTTTTACATCTTCGACAATAATTTCATTATCTTTTTTGTATCTAAAATCAGCTGTATATCGACCAATTTTTACACCATTTACCATTAAGTCAAATCTAGGATGTAATTCAAGATTGCTTATTATATTTTTTTTCAAAAGGTCTAACAAAATTAGATATCTGTTTAATTCTTTTTTGCTATCAAATTTGAGACCATTAAATACTTGTTTTTTTGCGAAGTATTTGTTCCTCATACAGATCATTCCCAGTTACTAAATTATTTGTTGCATTAAATATTTTTTCTGCTTCAAGAGAACGAGGAAGTCTCTCACCTCTTGCCCACATAGCAACATTTCTGTGTGATGTACCTAATTTGTCTGCAAACTCTTTATATGTTAGTCCTTGATTTTTTATGTAATCTTTTAATCTCATAAAAACCTTTTACAATATTTTTTTAAATAAAACTACAAAAAAGGTTTTCTTTTGTAAAGAAATATTGTAATCTTGCTTTAACGAAGAACGAAGAACTAAGAACGAAGAACGAGGGGTATATGAGTAAAAACAATCCATTTGATGTGCATGGCATATCGCATCTTTCAGCATCTAATATAAATCTTTTTATACAAGACAGACCGAAATGGATAATGTCTTATCTTTTCAATATTAAAGAAAGTTCATCACCACAAGCAATAAGAGGTCAAGAATTAGAATTAGGTATTAGTCAAATATTTACTGATCATTTAAATGAAGAACCTTTGTTAACACCAAAAGATATAAAAAATAAATTTATCTCTGAATGTAATAAAGCTGAAGTTAATATGAATTCGGATAAATATATTAAAGAAGAAAATAATATCGAAGATTGGTATAAATTTCTATTTGATAATTTTTTTAGACGTGAAATATTAGGAAATGAAGGCTCTTATAGTAATTTCTTATCATATCAGCAGAAGATAGAAGTATATTTCGAAGATTTAGCAATACCATTTATAGGCTACATAGATTTTCTATATAAAGACATGGTTGTTGATCTTAAAACAACTAAAATTAAAACTTCAAAAGTCAGTGAAAGCCATAAAAGACAAATGGCTGTATATTCAATGGCACATCAAAATAAAATTATGAAATTAGTATATTCAACACCAAAAGCTATTTGGACACAAAGTTTTAAATATAAAGATTTAGAGAACTACAGAAAGGTATTAGAATATTGTGGTTTTGCTATACAGAAATTCTTATCTGTCAGTAAAGACAAGTATGAATTAGCATCTATGTTTTATCCAGATTATGACTCATGGATGTGGTCAGAAGAATTAAAATATAAATCAAAGGAAATATGGAGGTAACTTTGGAAAATAATAATGAATATCCTTTTAGGAAAGGTGATATGTTTGCTCTTATTTGGAATAATCTATATCACCCCACACAACCAGAATTGGTTGAAAATATAACTCATGTTAGGAATGTTAAAAAAGGCAAAGACCAAAGTGGAAGACCAAATTGGGTGGAAGAAGAGTATCAACTTTCTTACTATAAATGGTCTGCTTGTTGGAGAGAGCTTGTTAAGAAATATCCTAATTCTACCTATTCTTTTAGAGAGTTTGAAAGAGAGGGTAAAATTTATGATGTAATGTATTATGCAGATCAATCTGCTTCTGTGCATTGCACTGTTACTGTTAATGGAATATCTAGAGATATGTGGTTGCCAGTAATGGATTATAAAAATAAATCAATACCAAATCCAAGTTCTAGAGATATTAATGATGCTAAAATGAGATGTTTAGTAAAATGTGTCGCTATGTTTGGTTTAGGTTTTGATCTTTACGATGGAACTTATAATGGAGGTAAAAATGGAATACAAAAGTAAATCTTATGATAAACCAAATGAAGGTGTGTTATTTTCTACTGATGAAGATTGGAATGTAACACATCAAGGCAAGATAGATTTCGATGGTGAAAATCATCGTATATTTGGATTGACTAGAAAAAATAAAGAAAAAGAAACTATATTAGAACTTTATGTTGCTATAGGTACTTTAAAACAAAACAAAAATAAATCAAAAAAAGATGACCCAGATGCTAAAGGTGTTATCAATAAAGTTATGTTTAAAGGTGCTAAAGTTATTTCTAGCTGGAAGAATGTATCTGAAGGTGGTAATCAATACACAAAATTATATACAAGAGAGTTTTCTGATGATTATCAAAATAAACAAGAAAGCGATGATAAATCAAAAGAAGAGCCTTTTTAGTGGAAAGATTTAAGTCAAAAAAGCATTTAGAGCTTGTAGCATATCATAAATGTTGTTTATCACATACAAACACTTGTGGAGGTGGTGTTCAAGCACATCACCTCTTAAAACCATGGAGTGGTAAACGAGGTATGGGCATGAAAGCTGATGATAAAAATGCTATTCCACTTTGTTATAAACATCATGCAGAACTACATGATAAAATAGGTGATGAACATAAATTTTTTATGAAATATAATTTGCCATCATATTATGGTGAATTGGTTGCAGTTTGGTTTTGGTATATGTCGCCACATAGGAGTATTTAATGATTACTGATGATGAGATTGAAAAAGCTGTAGATTGGCTTAAAGAAAATGCAAAAAGCTCTGCTAATTCAAGAGCTACACGAATTTATTTAGAAGAATATCGCAAATCTTTAAAAGCATTGATAATGAGAGAATATCTTAATTTACCAGTATCAGCACAAGAAAGAGAAGCTTATGCAGATGCTAGGTATATAAAACATCTTAATGCATTAAAGATAGCAGTTGAAGAAGATGAAAAAAATAAGTTTTTACGAGCTAGTGCTGATGCAAAAATAGAAGCTTGGAGAACATTTCAAGCAAATAATAGAATAAAATTGTAAATACATTTTTAAAAAAACTGAACATCTCTGCAATATAAATACCTTTTTTGTAGTTTATTGTTGCCTTTTGTATTTAGATAAAGATAATGAGATTATATTCATTAACATAGGAGATTCAAATGAATGATGTTTATAATGATCTAAGAACCTTAAAGAGAATGGATTTAGCTTTGCAAAATGCAAGATTTGCTAAAGATAAAAAAGCCAGAGCTCAAGCAAAGGTTGATCTTCAATTTCTTTTGGCACAAATGATAGTTGAAAAAAAGACTATTATTGAGATGCATGAAAAACAAGCACCTAAAGATATTCAAGAATTATGTGAATACATAAGAAATCCAAAAGGTCTTAAATATACAGATAAAGGTGATTTACAATGGGCAAAGTAAAATCATGGATCATGGATCAAGAAGAAAAGCTAGACGAGTATGTTTGGAATATCGTATCGGATTGTGAAACTAAAGAAGAGTTTGCAAATAAGGTTCTTGATTACATAAAAAATAATAATATTCAAACTTTAAGATTTTATGCAGATGGTTCGACCACAAGAGGTTCTTTATCAGATGTTTGGAATGAATATTGGTCAAAATATCAGTATGAAAAATCAACATGTGAGGTTGCAGAATAATGTTATTAAATATTCTTAAATTTATAGGGGAAGCCATTGTTGTGATGGCTTTCTTTGTCGCTCTCTATTATGGAATGCATATTTTATGTGCATTAAATGATAGCTGTTTTAATTTTTATCATGGAGGAATTTAATATGAATATGCCACCTATCCCAGAATTTTTATTGAGGGAAAAAGTTCAAGACGTTTCTGTAATGCCTATTGATAAACCTGTGATTTATGAGGATAAAAAAATTACATTTCGTCTAACAAGAAATCTCAAAAGCAAATTAGCATTGGAGATTATTCAATATGTCAGAACAAATTACAATACATTTGGCAAATTGAGAAAAGCAATTTCTGCTTCATCAGACTTTAGTCGCATTACTGATCGAGAAATAAGAGCTGGATTAAGATATGCTATGACTAATCGTATACCAGTGCCAAAAGTTATTGGCAGAGGTAAATCAAGGCAAACAACTGTAAGGTACTATACGATGGCTGTAAAAGGCAGAACGTATAGTGCTGTTGAAGTATAATGGCTTTGCTAGAAACTGCAACTGCATTGGTCTGTATGGCTAATGCAGTCTATTTCGAAGCAAGAGGTGAGCCACTTGCTGGACAAATAGCAGTAGCACATACGATACAAAACAGAGTTAATGATTGGAGATTTCCAAACACTGTTTGTGAAGTGGTTACTGATGGATTGAGATATAAAGGCACTGATGTGATGGTGAAAAATAAATGTGCATTTAGTTTCTACTGTGATGGCAAACCAGAGATTATTGATGATAAGGAAACATACGAATGGATGAAAACAATATCTCTTGGAGTTATGGAGGGAAGTTTATACATAGATTTATCAGAGGGTGCAACACATTATCATGCAAATTATGTTTATCCCTCATGGGCAAATACAATGACACCTACAGTTTGTATTAATGCACATTGTTTTTATAGATGGGAGATGGATTAATGAAATCATTAAGAGATTTAAGTGATGTTTTGCTTTTGGCACAAATGCAATCTGAAAAAATTACTTGTGCACAAATATTAACATTTATCGAAGTTGGATTAAAAGAAGGACAAAAAATGTCTTATTATGTTGATAAAACTGGGTTTAACAAAAGCACAGTATCAAGACATTTAATGGAAATAGGTCTTGAGGTTAATGAAAATAATGTAGCAAATTATAAACTTCTGGGTTGGGTCAAATCTGTCGATCATAAAAAAGATGGAAGAGCAAAACAATATTTTTTAACAAAAAAAGGAAAGGCTATGCTTCGTATGTTTGAAGCATTGATAAACACCTAATGAGTAAAATATTTAAATATCTAAATGGTCTTCAACTTAACCAAACACAATACAATGAGCTTAAAGAATTGGTTGTAGACTTGAACTGGGAATATCAGAGAATGAGTTCAAGTGGTCAAGAAACATTAGACAAAATTAATAAAGTTTTAAAAATACCAACACAAGAAGAAGTGGATACAGGATATGAAGTACGATGAAGCATTTATAAAAAAAGTTAAAGAACATTGGTATGCTAATAAGGGTAAAGAACTTTATACAACTAAAAGTAAAGATGTACATAAATCTTCTTATACATATAAAAAGAAATATGGACTTACGAATTTAGCAGATGATTTTGATTTAACTTATGCACAAGTTAGTAGAATTGTGTATCACAAATGAAATTACGACACCCAGAAACTAAATATGATTTAAGCAATGAGGAAGCTATAATAAAAAAAGCTTCTGCATGCTGGAATGTTGATTATCATAAATTACCTATACAATATAAATTAGATTATGCATTAACTGCTAAAAGTTATTGTAATAAAATAAAAGCTTTTTGCGAAGTCAAAAAAAGAAATAATAATATTCTAGATTATGGTTCATATATTATTTCACTTGCTAAAATCCAAGCTGGAAGAGAATTAGCTAAAATTACCAATACTACATCAATATTAATAGTCCAGTGGAATGATATGCTTGGATATGTTGATTTCAATGTAGATTTTGATTGTATAATTGGTGGTCGTTTTGATCGTAATGATTGGCAAGATAAAGAACCTTTAGCTGAAATACATATAAAAAAATTTAAAAAACTCAATAAATCTGCATAAAAATGCACTTTTTTGTTGTTTTGATGTTTTTATTGGAGAATAATAAAAAATGTAGATACAAAACTTAACATAGGAGTTAAAAATGAAATTAATTATCGAAACCCAATTTAAAGAAAATTATGGAGCACATAACATGGATAGCTTTAGTTATTCATGGAAGTTTAAAGGTGGTAGCACTTATCATGTTTCTTTAACTGATGAGCAACTTGAAACTTATAGACGTGATGTACAAAGAGATGTTTATTCTTTTCCATTCATAGTTAGAGAATTAGAAAAATATATTGCACATGACGATGCTGGTTCTCAAGAATATATTATAGACCATTATTTGGTTGAAGATAAGTGGATTAGTCCTTATGAGGAATCACAAAAAGAATATGATCCTCAAGGTTGGGACACTTTTTATTTTGATCCAAGACTTGTTAAAGAATCAAATGGTGTTTGGAAAGAAATTAAATATCATACTGTGGGTAATTTTCAAAAGAAAAATCCTAAATTTTCACATCTTGCTGGAATGTTGCAAAGTTATGTTTATGAGCTTACAGCTAGAGTTGAAGATAATGCTCATTATGACATTAGCGAATCACTCTCAACAAGTGAGATAACTTGGAAAGACGAGCTTTCCATTAACCAAACCTATACAGTAGAAAAAAAATGTGTAGATAAACCTTTTGGGGTGGCTTAGAGCCACCTCATTTTTTTATAGGAGTAAAAAATGTTTGATACAAAAATAGCTGAAAAATTAAATGTAATAAACTTTCCAATAGAGGTACAAAAAATAAGAGGTATCCCAGAGGAAATGGCAAGAGCTGTTGTTAGGACAGATCAAGTTACCAATGAAGGTCATTCAGTTTTGGGTGTAGTTGGTTCACGATACAAACCAATAAATCACATGGATGCTTTTGGTGGTGCTTTATCAAAGCTGATTGGTAATGGTATGATTGTCGACCCAGAGCATTTAAAAGTTGATACTTATGAAAATGGTGCAATGGCTAAAATGGAATTAGTCTTACCAAATCATACCACAACAGTTGGTGATCATAAAATGGCATTAAAATATGTGGCTAGAAATTCATATAATGCACGATGGAAATATCAATCTTTTTTTGGTTGGTTAAATTGGGTTTGTTTTAATACTCAAGTATCTGGTCAAAAACTTGCTTACACTGCTAACAGACACACTAATCAGTTTGATGTGCATTCTAGTAACCTCAAAGTACAAAAGGCTGTAGAAGCTGTTATAAATGAAGCAGAGAACTTTAAAAGATGGTGGGATGCTAAAATCACTGACGATGAAGCATTAAATATATTCAAAAACACTCTTGCAAAAAGTCAAGCAACACAAGCACAATTAATGTCTGGTGCTTCTGAGCAAAATACTAAACAATTATCTGTGCTTATGGATTTATTCCAAAAAGAAGCCACACACCTTAGAGGTGGTGGAGATTATGGTCGTAATGGTGCTAGTGGTACATTATGGTGTGCCTATCAAGCTTCTACAGCTTGGAGTACACATTTAAATGATGTTGAGGATAGTAAAAAGAAACATATTATCCAAGCACGTCGGCAACAAGATATCTATAAGATGCTTAATAGTAAATTTTGGAAACAACTAGAGCCAAAAAATAAGCTTATTGTTGCTTAAATAAAACTACAAAAAAGGTAATTATTTGGCAGATAATTGCCTTTTTTTTGTTGTCTGTGTATAGGAATTAAGGCAGAGTAGTATTATAATAAAGTCATAGGAGACAAAAATGAGTACAGATGTAGTAACAAAAAATAATGAAATGGTTGGAGTAAGAAGAGCTTCTGTTGGTGGTTCAAAAGTGTGGATGGACTTGACTGAAAAAGAATATGAAGCTTGGAAAAATGTTGAGGTTTCTTTGGAACATCATAATGATTGGAAGCCAATGCATGAGTGGGTTAAAGTTTGGGATGTTGTTTGGGAAACACCTAAATCTTTGAATGATAGAGCAAAACAGTTGGAAAACCATAGATGGGCAAATGATGGTCAAGTTGGTGGTTGGATGACAAAACAAGCTACTGAATACAGAATGAGAGCCAGACAAGCTACCAAAGATGTTATGAGGGTTGTTTAATCATGAATGATATACTTTTTGCAAATCAAGTTTTAGCTGGACTTTCAAATCCAGATAGAGGTGTTTTCGCTTACTGCACAAATAAGAGAGCTGGTAAGAGAGATACAAATAAAAATGCTATGATGGCTTCTAGAAAAGCTAGAAGAGAATTAGTTGATGCTCAAAAGTTTTTTATTGATAATAAATTACTTGAAGTTGCTAATCAGCTATCACAGCAAAGTCCTAGCAAATTGATAGAATTAGCAAAACGTGCAATACCACCTTTTAATAATATGTGGATTGAGTGGGATGAGGTTTTTAGGCTTAACTCAATGGAAGGCAAAATTGGTGAAACATTTGCTAAGATGGGTTATCACATACAAAAGATAAATGACCAGTTTTTCTACACAATGTATGGTGCTGATAAAAACTTTGAGAATGGGAAAATAGTTTGTGTGTCTAATGGCTTCTATTTTTCTAATAATGATGAGTTTGGTGATGAGTTTAAAAATCTTACTGATTGGGATAGAAATGTCAGTATACACGATGAAAAACTTTTAGAGTTATCACAAAAGAAAACAGTCAGCAGTTTATTAGGCAAAAACTACTCAGATGTAATGCAAATTGTTGAGAAAAAAGAAAGTAAGTCATTTGATTGGTTTAAGAAAAGAATTGAAACTGCTCAAAGTCTTGGAATGGAAATGTTTTTGACTGACAAACAATTCAACACTGGATTTAATCATGACCTTATGAGTAAGCAAGTTGAATCAGATTTGAAAGCTATGGAGGGTGATTTAAGACTTATAATCGCTATATTGGGAACACTTAATTATGACCATATCGTTTATAATAATGCTAAAACTAATTCAAAGATAACACATACAAGGTATGGAGTTATAGCACCAAAGCACACTTTAAAACTTGTTACAATCGATTTACCCAAACCAAATGTCAGAAAGGTTTATAAAGGTATTGTAAGTGGTATGGGTACTCCTAAAGCAGAACACATGAGAAGAGGACATTGGAGAAGAAATCCAGATGGTACTAGAATTTGGATTGAGCCTATGAAAGTTGGCAGTAAAAAGAATGGGACAATAGAACACGATTATTTTCTAAGAGGAAGAAAAGAAGTTGAAATAAAACAATAGGTGTTATAATGTCTTATGAAGACTTTTTAGAAAAGTTTGACGATCATATTTTAAGGGTGGAGGAAACTCTTTATGATAATCTTGTAAAACCTATGAGATATAAAGTTGATATGATAGAAGCTTCTAAAAAGTTTAGGGACTTGGTCGCTGAGATTGATATATCTAAGTATGACCAAGACGAATATATAAAAATTGTTTTTGCAATTTATGCTGAAATCTTTTTAAAAGATGAAGCAAAATGAATTTTGACCAGTAAAATGGTGTCTGCTCCTATGGGCATCATCTACACCTCAAAAGGTATATCTGAAGGTACTGGATAGGATATATCAACTACCATTTTTTTTAGACCATGCACTTGTAGCCATAAATGTTGCTAAAATACCCAAATTTGTAACGATATATGTCGATATAAGAGCTGTACAAAGCTCAACACGACTATCTGGTATAATTGGACTCAAAACTAATAAAACAAGTCCTACGACACTTATAAGAGAAATCATCGCCATTAATCTTATCTGGTCGTCTTTTTTATCGTTATTTTCTAGTCTTGTTAGCTTTTCTGCCATTTCTAATTCAGCATCACTTACAATTCCATCATTATTAATATCTAAATCATTGTACTTGGATTTTGTTTGTAGTTTTTTCTGTGTCATTTGAAACTATCCTTGATACTTTTTATTACATTTTTTAACGTAAATGGTTTTTCATTTGGTCTGTATTTACATTTTATTTCTCTTGGACACTCACCAGCACCTAATGAAACATATTCATTCCATTGTGTATAGTTTGCACCAACATAAACACAAACTCTTGTTTTATTTTCTAACAATTGTTTTGCTAATCTGCAAGTTGTATGTTCTTTATCTCTTGCAAAAACTACAATTGCTAAAACTGAAATAACACAAAAAAATATCAGAAAATAATAAATTAAATTGTAAAATGTAATCATTCAGTAACACTCATTGTAATTAACCAGATCATCCACCCCAGAGCAAAAAAACCGATCAAACAAGCAATCCCCATAATGGTATAATCACGTATCATTCGTTTTTGCTCTTGTTTAGCATATACTGCTTCCTGTCTGGCTTTTCTTATTCTGCCCTCCTCACGTAACAAACCCTCCCAACCAGCAAGTCCATAATGACCAACAATCCAGTTTTTAAGCTCTTCTCTTTGTTTTTGCACTTGCAATTTTGCACTGTAGCTTTTCATAGCGACTTCCTCTACAGAGCCATTAAATAATTTATCAAATGTTGATGGATTACTAGAACTCTTATTAATATTATCAATATCAGATACAGCACCCATCCACTTGCCGATGGTTTCAGACATTTCTTCTATGTCTTTGCCATGTTGTATAAGTTTTTTTATCTGTGTGTATGTTTGACTAGCAACAGATACAGCAGTGCCTAAAGTAATTGGGTCAATCATTATTCTTCCTTCGTTGACCCAGATGGGCAGTTATCTTCTGATTATGTTTAATATAAGTTTTTTATAAAATATTTACAATGTAAGATTACTGTGCAAAACTAATGTAACAATTTGTAACAAAATGTCAGAGGTATTTATGGCTATTTGCAATTGGTGCGAAAAAACTGTTAGTCCAGAGAAATGTTTTGCTGATCTTCGTGGTGATGATTGGGTTTGTTATTGTGGGAAGGTTTTGTCTTCAAAGCATAAGCACGATCCCTCTCAACCATCAGACCAGCAAGAGTTGCAAGACGATCTTTCTCATTCATCCCAGCTTTCGTTAGAAAAACACCATCATCACCCTTGCTGACTAAACCATCTTTTTCTAAATCTTTATATATATAGTCATAAGGCTCACGACCACTTAAGACTGCTATCAGTCCACCTAGTCTAGTATTTTGTCTATTACTTAACTTTGCCATTCTTTCTATTATTAATAATTTGTAATCCTTGTTTACCAAAGCGATAACCAAAACTACTGCCAATTACAATGTACAACATGTTATGAAACCAGTTTGGTGTATGCTCATCAAGAAATATAAATCCTTCTTTTACGTATTCCTGTGTCCATGGCAGAAAACAACAAGTCAAAACTGCTATAAACCAAAGTGACCAAGCTTCGTCTTTCCAGCTTTCTCCCATTTGATCTGTTAAAGACCTCTCATTAAGCATAGAACTTGTAGCTTCTGTTTCATAAACTTTGGCTTCTGCTTTAGCTCTTGCTACCTTAACCTCTGTCTCTGCTTTAGCTTTGTCTACTCTACCCTGTAACCATGTGCCAGCTAATGAAGCTATTGGTCCAATGATACTATTTAACATAAATTACTCCTTAATTTTGGTGGGGAATGTCTGCAAGGAAAAAATTTTATTACGTTGTAAATAACAATAAATTAAAGTTTTAAAGTTAAATTTAACAAACATTCCCCATAATTAACCTTTTATTACCTTTGTAATCCATAAAAATAAAGCATAAACAACTAACCCATAAACAGTTGCTATTCCTATATCTACAAGATGCTCTCTCATGTGATAAATAAACTGAATACCAGCTTCAACATCACTACTATTGCCATCATTGAAATTGACTGTTTTAGTTAGATTTTCTACATCACTTATGGTTTGTTCCATCATACTTCTGTAATTAAACCTCTTTTTATTTTTAGAGTATTAAGGTCTTTTTCTTTAGTGCCACCATCATATTCCCAAGCATAACCTCTCTCTATCATCTCTTTGTTCACATTTTGTGAACCAATGTAAATCCAACCTAGCATTCTACCATACTTACCATCTTTTTCTGTTTGAACAGTAAGATTAGAACCCTCTGATAATCTTCTTTGTAAAAAATCTTTTGCATCAATTCCTAGTTTTTTTTCTTCTAAGTCTCTAGTTCTGCTTTCTGGTGTGTCAATACCAGCTAATCTGACTCTTTCTTTCTTTGTCAATGAAAAACCTAAATCAATAATCATATCAACTGTATCACCATCTACGACCCTACAGATTTCTTTTATTTTGTACTCATACATTTCTTACTCCTTTTTTGGAACCGATTTAGGTACACAATAAGCTTTGACCCAAATTTTACTGTCCCCAGCAAGTGAAGGATCGTAGTTTTGCGATCTAATCTTCTGTGCAATTCTAAGGCACGTATCCAGATCACTGAAGTAGACACTTTCCTGTACAGTGCCACTGAGAAATACTACTAATAACCATGTCATTCATCTGCAACACTAGCCATCATCTCAGATAAATGTTTACTCCTTTTTGGCAGTTGCCTTGCCCATTTCGAGTCAAGCATCTCCGAACTGGCTTTGAGCCACTCACCATCTCTTATATGAGATATAGTTTTGGCAAATTTGCTATACCTTGGATATCCAAGATTAAACATCATATCGCAACATACGATTTGTACTGTCTCTGGTAACTTATCCCAATCATCATAAATTTTTTTACAATCGTTTATGGCTGTCTGAATATCTTGTTCAAACAACTCTGTAACTCTTTCTTCTGATATCTCTGTACCTAGTGGCAGTTCAAATTCTGGTTCACCTTCTCTGCACAAATGTCCTATTCCACAAGTTTTCAGACCTAAAATATCATTGTAAGTTTTGTAGACAACTCCCTCTGATATAATAAGCTGGTCTTTTAATTTTCCTATATTCATTTTAATTTCTCCAATATTCGGTCAATTTTCTCCTCTAACCGATTGATTGCTTGAGTAACATCATCCCTTTTGGCATAATCTTCTCTTGTTTTATTTAAAAGAATATCTATCCTTTTTACTTCTTGTTGTAATGCACGAAAGATAAAAACTGCTGGTGCAATTACAAGAGTTAATAATAAATTCCAAAAGAATACTGGTTCTACTGTCATTATTTTGGCTCCTCTGGAAAAGTTATATCATCTGGATTACTAACATCTTTAGTAATATCCCTTAACTTTTGCCTATAAGTTTTCCAATCCTCTTTAGTTCCTTTATGTACACTATCAGATAATTGTGTATAATCACTATCCTGTAATAGCCTATTTCTTTTTTCTCTTACATCAAAAAATAAACCTTTATTGTTTTTTGTAAATTTTTTTGTACTTGCATCATAGTCATAATGGTCTGGCATTCCTGTAAGAACGTCATCTGTCTCAATATAAGTAACACCATCAGTATCTACCTCTATTTCTGAGTCTGACCATGCTATCGGTTTATTGTCTTTAATTGCTACAAACATCACGATTTAAACTCTATAACCAAAACATTAGCTGTTCCTGTACCTAAATTAGTTACGTTAAGAGTACAACTTATTGAACCTCCTTTTGTAAGTGTTGAACTTGATAAGCCGATAACAGTATTTGTTTTTCTTTCTGCTCTACCAGAAACACTAACAGATGTTGCAATATTACCAACACCAGAATGAGATAATGTAATCCCATGACCAGAAGTGCTTTGGTCATCATTAGTATTATAGGAAACATTAACTCCTACAATATGAAGTATTGCTATATATTTTGTATTAAAACTAGAGTCATTAGTTGCATTAAATGGAAAACCAATCGTACTCATTGAATTGGTAACATTAAATCCACTACTGTTCGTTAATGCAACTGTACCACCTTTTATTTGTGTAATAACAGCATCTGAAATATTAGAAGCATTAAATGCACCAGAAACATTTACATTGCCGATTAT